ACCGGATTAAAACCTGCGGAGACGGGCAAGTCCCACTGCAAGCGGCAGTAGCATTCGCGCTTCTCGCGTGGAGTTGAAATGTTCAATGGCTGGAAAATAACCAACATCCTCGATGTAGACCGGATGTTGCAAGGCTACGGCAACGCCATAATGCCAGCACTGGCGGCGGAGTTTATCTTGGCCGTGATGGAGGTGGTAGCATATGAGCAAGGCGGTGGCGCTGGTGATTCATCTTCGGGCGCGGGTGCTGGTGCAGCGGGATCGGGAACGTTGTTCGATTCGCTGCGGGCATTACCAGGGGGCGCGGGATTTGTTTCCGGATTGCAGTTTGTTCCAGTGCTGCCTGCATAAGACAAAACATGGCATTCATCGGTGCAAGCCGTGCAGGACGCGAAGATATGAAACATCTGACGCTGGCGATTGATTTCGACGGGACGATTGTGGAGGAGGCCTGGCCGGAGATCGGGCCGCTGGAGCCGTGGGCGTTGGAGGCGCTGCAGGCCCTGCATGCCGACGGGCACTACCTGGTCCTCAACACCTGTCGCAAGGGGCCGCTGCTGGCCGATGTGCGCGAGTTTCTCAAGGCCAAGCGGGTCTACGGTCTGTTCGAAACGATCAACCGGAATTCGCCTCGTCGCATCCGGGAGTATGGCGGTGACGTGCGCAAGCTTTCGGCCGACGTCTACATCGACGACCGCAACCTGGGCGGGCTTCCGCGACGGGCGGATGGTCGGGTGGACTGGCCGGCGATCTATCGGATCGTTAGCCAGCTGGCGCGGGTGGACGAGACGACGGCCCAGGAGGTGGTGGCGTGAGGACTGCCTTTGTATTTCCCCGGCGCACAAAAGCGACTCCGTTCGGACCACACGTCTACACGGAGGAGCCCGATATGCTGACCGGCCTGACGGTGTACGATGAGGTGCATGTGTCGGTGACGTTTACGTGGGACATCGATCGAGCGGTGCGTCTGGCTCGGGCGTGGAGTCATGTGGTGCCCAAGGTTCGGCTGGGTGGACCTGCGATGGGAGATCCCGGCGGAGAGTTTGTCCCGGGGCGGTATTTGCGCGAGGGGTATGTGATCACCAGCCGCGGTTGTCCGGGGCGATGCGAGTGCTGTTTTGTCCCCCAGCGCGAGGGGGCTTTGCGAGAGTTGCCGATTCGAGATGGCTGGCTGGTTCAGGACAACAATCTGCTGGCCTGCAGCGAGCCGCATGTGCGCGCCGTTTTCGCGATGTTGAAGCGCCAGCCGCGGCGGGCACAATTCACCGGCGGGCTGGAAGCCGCCCGGTTGCGGCCGTGGCATGTGGATCTCCTGGCCGATCTGCGGCCGGAGCAAATGTTCTTTGCGCTGGATCGGCTGTCTCATGTGGAGCCGTTGCGCGCGGCGGGAACGATGCTGCAGGCGGCTGGGTTCGGTATGCGCCAGATGCGATGCTACGTGCTGTGCGGGGGGCCGGGCGACACGATGTCCGAGGCCGAATCGCGCATGCGTCTGGCCGCATCATGTGGATTTTTACCTTTCGCCATGTTGTTTCGCGGCGCCGACGGATCCACGCCGTGTGCCGAGTGGCGTCGTTTTCAAAAGGTATGGTCGCGACCCGCGATCACCAAGAGTGTACTTGCAAGGGAGGTGGTGGCGTGAGCATGTTCGGATTCCAATCGTGCTGCCCGGTGGTTCAGCGCGAGCAGCGAACCTTTACCGAGCGGGTCACGGTGGGCGGGGAATTGCGCGAGATCCCCTACGAGCGTGAAGTGCTGTGGGTGCGCATCTCGGAGTCGACGATTCAGCTGCGGCACAAAGGGCGTCTGGTTAAAGAGGGAGACGGCTACAACGACTTCGACGGGTTCATGACCAGCGTGGCGTGGGCTCTAAAATTCGCGCGTAGAAAAGCGCAATGGTTCCGAACCAAACCCGACGGTGATTTTCAAGTGAATGTGCGGGTGCATGTGTTCGACAAGGCTGCATTCGAGGATCACTCTCCAACGGCGCTGGAGGCGAAGCAGAAAGGATTTCGAACGCATTACTGCGCAGTCCCGCTGGACGACCGGACGGTGTTCAAGTGCCTGGTGCCGTTGCCGCTTGATGAATTGTGTGCGCGACGGATTTTCGATTCGTTGAACCGCTGGCGGGCGGAGTCGGGCGAAGCGCCGCTCGAGGAGAGTTGGCTGACTGAGGAGATTTTCCCGGGTGAGGGGACGCCATGACGGACCAATTCCTGACGCCGGCGGAGGCCGCGGCGTGGCTGCGGATTTCGAAGTCGCGGGTGCTGGCCGAGGCGCGCGCGGGTCGGCTGCCGCGGATTCGCTATGGCGCGCGAACCATCCGGTTTGATATAGAGGCTCTCAACCGGTGGCGCCGGCAGTTCATGGTGGGGGTGGGTGGCGATGACGCTTCGCAAGCCGAAGGGGTCGAAGGTCTGGGTGTTCCAGTGCCAGGTGGACGGACGGCAGTGGTGCCGCTCGACGAAGGAGACGGACCTGCGCCGGGCGCGGAGGGTGGCCGAGCGCCTGGCGACGGAGGCGGCGCTGATGCGCGAGCGGCACGCCGGGCCGCTCACCTTCTCATCGGCCTACGTCGAGGAGGTGAGGCGCATTCGTGAGACGACCTCCGACTCCCAGGCCGAGCGGGCGATGTATGCCTTCGAGCAGTTCCTGTGCTTCCTCAAAAAAGACATTGAGTTGTTTCGGATCGACGCCAAGCTGCTCGAGCGGTTCCAGCGGCACCGGCTGCGCTCGAAGCGGCTGATCCGGCGCAAGGTGGAGGTGCCGGGGCAGGCCGAAAAGCAGTGGGCCACGGTCGAGGGCTCCGAGCCGATTGCGCGGGCCACGGTGGACAAGGAGATGAGTTTCATTTTGCGGCTGCTGCGCCGGCACGGGCAGACCCTCGAGCGGCCGTCGTGCGGCGCCGGGGCCCGAACGGAGCATCGGGCGTTCACGCCGGATGAATTGAAGGCGTTTTTCGCGCACTGCCCGGGGCGGCTGCGGCTGGTGTTTGCGCTGATGCTGGCCACCGGGGCGCGCCCGACGGAGTTGGTCCCGTCCAAGCGCGCGGCACACAAGGTGCTACTGAAGGGCGAGGTGGATCTGAAGGCACAGGTCATCCGGCTTCGCAGCGGCAAGCAGCGCGCCGGACGCAGTGGGGCGGTGCGGGTGCTGCCGATCCCCGAGGAGTTGGCGGCGGATCTGCAGGCGCAGTTGAAAAGCCATGACAGCGATTTTGTTTTCACCTCGAACACGAATCTGGCGCGGGATTTCGACCAGGTGCTGGCGGCGGCGGGGATCCCCAAGGCCGATGCGCTGGGCCGGGTGCTGACGGCGCATTCCTTCCGGCATACCTACGCCACGGCGGTGGCCGATGCGCTGGGGCACAATCCGTTTCTGGTTCAGCAGGCGCTGGGGCACGCGAAGATCTCGACGACCCAGCAGTACGTGCATCCGGTGTTGCCGGCGGTGCATCTGGACTGGTCTGGGGTGCTGGCGGGGGGTCGTGTAAAAAGGTCGTGTAAGGTTTTGGAGGTTGAGGCCGATGCGGCGTCATAAGTCTTGTTTTTTCAATGGTGGGCGATAGAGGAGTTGAACCTCTGACCTCTGCCATGTCAAGGCGGAAGGCATAGGAATGGATGTGTATTTTCAACGGTTTATGTGTCCCAAAAGGCCCGGATGGGTCGTGGAAAATGGGCGGGTCGTGTAAGGAGGTCGTGTAAGATGTCAGAGGACTACGAGCGTGTCTACCTGGGGTCGCCGCTGACCGTTCGCGGGCTGATTGAGCAGCTGCAGCAGTTGCCGGAGGAGGTTATGGACCTGCCGGCGGCCGTGTTGGACTGGCTGGGGGGAAGCGAGCCGATTTATGAGATCGTCATCGACCGGCAGACAAAATCTGCGCGTGGACGGGCTGGCAACCTGTCTGCGCAGTTCACGACGGACAAAGGCCCTCGAGTAATCCTCGGGCCTTTGGGTTTTTAGACGAGTCGGAAGACGGTCTTCAGGGTTTCGTGACTGTGGTCTGGGGAGGCCCAGAATCGTTCGGCGGCATCGACCAAGGCCACGCGTTCGATGTAGGACATGGCCTTGATGCGCTCGACAAACGCCTGGGTGATGCCCCACTTCTCGGTGAGGCCCTCGGTCAGAGCGTCCTCGAGTTCAGCCCAGAGGTAGGCCGGAGACTTTGGCGAATCCCAGGCGGCCCAGGAATTGCAGACGTCGCAGATAGCCATGGCCTCGGATTCGGTAAGCGCCGGCAGCTGCTGCTGGAGCGCGAGGTAGTAGCGTTCAAGGTCGCGTTTGGCGGTGAGGCTGGCGCTGAGGTGGCTGGTGCGCGGGGCGATTTCGCGCCGCTCCAAATCGACATCGTTGAACTGGATCATGTTCAGTTTTCCTCCCAGAGCCCGATGCGGGCGGTGGTGTGAGACTGGATGCGGTCGCGCAAGTTGCGCAGGTCGCCCATGGTGGTGCAGGTGACGCGGTCGTGGTCGTGGTGGTCGGCCATGCCGTCAGCGCAGTCCTGGATGGTGGGGTAGGTGCGCATGCCTCCCCAGTGGCCGTTGTTGTTCCATCCGCCGAGTTTGTCGCCGTAGGTGGCGCAGATCATGTTCCGTTCCTCCGTTAATCAGGGTTTGATGCTGCATGTATATGCTAATATACAACCGTATATAATGTCAAGGGGGAAAGGCCGGTTTCACGTGAAACACTATCCCTAGTGTCTTACTAGGGATTTCTTCTTGACAAACCAATCTTGTTTGGCATGATGGACTTGCGCTGGGCGGGGTGGTGGCCATGGATCCCCCTCCATCGCGAGGCCACCCCCGCCACCGGTTGCCTCGTTCCTGGCCACCTTCCCGCCCGGTCCGCACTTTTGACTGTGATCCCTTAAGCGAAAGGGGCAGCCGCCAATCCGATGGGCGACAAGGGCCGTGGATCCGGGGACGCCTGGGGAGATGGCCGGAGTTGGATCGGCGCCGGCGCCGGTTTGGTGCGGCGGCTGCCCCGTTGATGCTTCCACGCATCGCTTTGCGATCAACGTGGACCTGCAAGTTTGGCCGAATCACCGGACAGTGGCACCACCTGCCCGGCGGCCGTTGTGAGGTGACCCCCGTGCCGCGTTCTTCGAAGGCTCTCTCCCCCACTCGGACAAAGCGGACAGGTTCTTCGCGCGCGAAGCCAGCCAAGAAGCCATCCAAGAAGCCTGGTGCAGCCAAGCCGCGGGTGTTTACCGAGTTCCGCAAGCAGAAATTCCTCGAGGCCCTATCTGAGAACCCGTGCATTTCGACGGCGGCGGCGGCCGCAGGACTGAGCCGCTCGAGGCTGTACGACCTCTACAACGACGATCCGGAGTTCCGGGCGAAGTGGGACCGGGCGCGGCTGTCGGGGCTGGACCGCATCTGGGAGGAGGGCTATCGCCGGGCGATGGGCTACCGGCGCCAGGTGCTGGACAAAACGGGCAACCTGGTCGAGGTCGAGGAGTTCTCCGACCGACTGCTGTGCAAGATGCTGGAGTTGGAGCATTCGCGGCCGCGCGATGTGCGGGTGACCGGGGCCGATGGCGGGCCGATCCAGCAGCAGCACACGCTGGGTCTGCCGCGGGAGTTGGAGGGCCTGACGCCCGAGCAGCTGCTGGCGGCGGCTGACAACCTGGCGACACTGATCGGGGATCTGGAGGCCGAGGGGGACGATGGCGACAACGACCCCGACGGCCAGTAGGGCCCAGCGCCTGGCGGTGCTGCGCTACCAGCGCCGGCAGATCCTTCGGCAGGCGGCGTCGAGGGAGTATCTGGCGTTCCTGCAATACTGCTGGTGGATGCCCACGCCGCTGATCCTGGGGCGCCACACGCGGGCAATCTGCACCCGGCTGACCCGGGCGGTGGATGATTTCCTGCAAGGCAGATCGACATTCCTGCTGATCAAGGTTCCCTTTCGCCACGGCAAGACCGACATGGTCAGCCGGGCGTTTCCTCCGTTTTTCCTGGGGCGCTGCGCGCACCTGCAGCCGGATGTGATCATGAGCGGCTACGGGGCGAGCCTGGTCGAGGGGTTTTCGCGCAAGGCGCAGTCGATCATCCGCTCGCAGGCGTATCGGGACGTTTTCCCGGGGGTGCTGCTCAATCCGCACCACCACAATGCCGGGGAGTGGTCGATCCTCAATTCCGCCGGCGTGGTCACGGCGGTGGGCCTGGGCGGCGCCATCACCGGCAAGGGCGGGCACCTGATCACCTGCGACGACTACTGCAAAAGCCGTGAGGAGGCCGAAAGCCAGGTCTACCGGGACAAGACGTGGGAGTCCTTCAAGGACAACCTGATGACGCGCCGGGCGCCGACGTCGATTGTGGTGGTGCCGGCCACGCCATGGCATGAGGACGATGTTATGGGGCGCATCGAGATGGAGATGGCGCGCAACCCGGATTTCCCGCGGTTCGAGGTGCTGACCTTCCCAGCGACCGACCCCACCACGGGCGAATACCTGTTCGCGGAGCGCATGGGCGAGGACTGGTATCGCGAGCAGTATGCGACACTGGGGCCGTATTCGGCGGCGGCGCTGCTGGACTGCAATCCCCGGCCAAAGGGCGAACAGAAGTTCCAGCAGGACTGGTTCCGCTACTACGAGAGCACGGGTCTGCCGAAGGAACTGGCGGTGGATCTGATTGTCGACTACGCCGGGAGCAAGGACGATGAGGCCTGCGAGTCGGCCATCCTCGAGCGGCTGGTGGATTCGGACGGCAATCGCTACTTCGACCGGCTGACCCACGGGCGGCTGGGACCGCAGCTGTTGAAGCAGACGATTGTCGAGCGGATCACGTCGCGGCGGGCCGAGGGCCGGCGGGTGCGGCTGGGGCTGGAGGCCGGGGCGGCGATCGTGCTGCGGGGCTGGCTGGAGGAGGAAATTAAGGCCAACCGGCTGTCGTGCTCGGTTTACGAGTTGAAATCTCCGGCGGGCACGGGGGCTCCGCGGCCAGGTGAGGCGAAACTGCGGATCGAGGCGCTGGTGGCTCCGTATCATGCGGGAATGATCTGGCACAGCCAGTCGGCCGGATCGGAGCAGGTCTGGGCGCGCGATCACTGGTTCTCGACGACGATTCGTGGCGGGGAGTTGGAGCGGCAGTTGTTGCACTACCCGAGCAAACCGGATGACTGCGCGGATGTGGCGGCCTACAGCGAGCAGGGTCTGGATCCGCCGAAGGAGAAGCGGGACGACCGGAAGTTGCCATTCTGGGCGCTTCCGCTGCAAAAGCAGTTTGAGATCATCGAGCGCAGCGAAGAGCGCAAACAACGAGGGAGGCGGTATCGATGAGCGATGCGTCGTTGGGGCACCGGGCGCTGCTGGCGACGGTTCGGCGGGCGCTGTTGATGATGGCCAAGGCGATTGAGGCGTACTTGCGAGATGGCGTGTGCCGGTAAACCGGCAAACCATGCCAAACCGTGCCAAAGTATCTCTTCAGGAATAACTGGCACGGAATTTGTGGGGCTACGTTTCGATATTGACAACCCCAACCCTATAGTGCTACTGGTGATTTGTCCTGCCCGCCGGCTCAATGGGGCCGCCCGGCAGTGACAGCACCGCCCGCACGGCTGACCCCGTCCCGGCGGTGGACTTCCGCAGTTCCCGTCTCCTGACCCGCAGACCTGCCCTCCCTGGTCCGGCTGCGCGATTCCGAGCATCGGCATCGCCAGCATGGACGGAACGATCACCGACGACGGACGCCCGCTGTTTCTGACCGAGGCGGATCTGGACAAGGTTCGCGAGTTTGCCGATGAGGCGGACCCGACGACCCAGGCGGATCGCGCGCTGATGGCAAAGTGGCGCGACCAGCGCATTCGATCGGCGCGCGACCACTGGCGCAGCTGGTTTACCAAGATTCGCCAGGCGTATTCCTACTACCAGGGCGACTTCTACTTTAACCAGAACCATCTGGGCGACTTGCACTACACGGAGACGACGCCCAGCGACGATCCGCGCGTGCCCGACAACTACTTTGCGGTGCTGATCAACGCCGTGGTGGCGCGCATTCTGGCGGACAAGCCGATGCCGATGGCTCTGCCGGGGGCGATCGGCGACGTGGACGACAACCACACGGTGGCGCGTTTGTCGAACCACATCATGCGGCAGATCGAGCGGTCGAACCGCGGCGATGTCACCGAGCAGCTGCGCGTGCTGCATGCAGTGCTGGGTGGGGTTGGCTGGAAGCGGGCGTGGTATGACCCGACGCGCAGCGGCAAGGCCAATGTTCTGGTTACCGACCCGGAGACGGGCGAGGAACGGGAGGAGATTCAGGATGCCGCGACCGGAGAGGTGGTCTATACGGTCCACTCCGGTTTGGAAGTCCTGATGGAGCCAACCACGGAGTTCGAGCACTGCTACTGGCTGGTGCATGTGCTGCCGCGGCCGCTGGCGCATGTGGTCGCGGAGTTCGAGCGGGGCAAGTTTGTTCGTCCGACATCGGCGCAGGAGCGTGATCTCTGGCTTGGCAGCGAGGAGGCCTACAAGGGGATCCCGGCGCCAAAGGACATCGGGGATGCCGATCCGTCGAGCCTATCGGTGGAGATCGTCTACTGCTACGAGCGCGTGGTGGATCCGCAGACGGGCGTGCAGACGTGGCACCGCATGACGTTCTGCGAGGATACGCTTCTGGAGCCGATGGCGCCGGTTGGCAGTGAGTGTCCGCTCAAGCCGTTCTTTTTCAACAACAATTTGTGGGACTGCTCGGGCACGACGCTGGCCTGGGATCTGATTCCGCTGCAGCGGGAGATCAACCGGGCGATGGACGGCCAGGCGGCGCGGCTGCGGCTGCATCAGCATCCAAAGCCGCTGGTGCCCGAAAATGGCGAGTTCCCCGAGAACTTCTTCGACAACACGCCGGACCCGGTCGAGTGCCCGGTGGACGCCTCAGGCAAGATGGTCAAGCCGGAGTGGATGATTCCGCCGGACATCGACAGCCAGGGCGCCGAGCAGCATATCGCCATGCTCAAGTACGAGATGGCCGATCTGGCCGGCATCCATGAGACCAGCCGGGGCATTTGCGACCCGGGGATCAAGAGCGGGAAACACGCCCAGATTGCGGCGCAGCAGGACAATACCAATTTGCAGCGGCCGCGCAGCAACTGGCTGGCGGCGGAGGAGTCGTTCTGGACGTACGTGCTGGGGCTGGTGGCCGAGCACTATCCGGACGGCAAGGTGATCGAGATCTCCGGGCCGCATGGCATGCGCGACATCGAGGTTTTCCGCGCCGCAGACTTCCAGAACCCCGGCCAGGTGCAGATGAAGTCAATGTCGCGGCTGCCAATGGAGCCGCAGGGCAAACTCGACTTTGTGATGAACCTCACCTCCTCGGGATTTTTCACGCTGCCCGAACCGATCCAGACGCGAATCTTCGCGATGCTTGGGTTCGAGGAGTCGATGGAGGAAGACCTGGCCTGGCGGATCAAGGCCAAGGCGCTGGTGGCGCGGCAGATGGACCTGCTTCGCGAGGGGCAGCCGCCGTTCGTGCTGGAGCACCAGGACGTGGGGCTGTTCATCGACCTGCTGACGCGCGAGGTGAACACGCCGCAGTTTCTCGACCTGCAGCCGGAGATCCAGGCCAACTTTGCGGCCGCCATCAACATGGCGATGCAGATTCAGCAGATGCGCATGATGCAACAGATGGGACCACAAGCCGGAGCAATGGCCCCCGCGCCGATTGGACCGCCTTCGATGGCGGCTCCTGGCGCTGGCCCACCTCCGGCTGGGGCATAGATCACGGGCAACGCCGCCGATGCGCGGCGCCCCACGGGAGAGTGAGTCATGTTTACGTTTCTGCGTCGGTGGATCGGCCTAACCCTGCAATTTGCAGAGGCAATGGGCGGGTATGATGACATCGACACGTCCGCCTACGAGACGTCGGCCGGCGGTGCGGTGAGCAACCCTGAGTCTGCGGGGCCGGAGCCGGTTGTCGAGCAGGAGGCGCCTGCGTATGGCGATGAGGATGCCGCCATGCGCGAGTTGGAGGAGTCGTACGGCTACAAGCCGAACCAGCCGGAGGCCAAGCCGGCAGAGGAACCGGCCCGTGAGGATTCCGAGCCGACTTCGCAGGCTGAGCCGGAGGTGGAGATTGATGGCCAGAAGATCTCCATGAAAGACCTGACGGCGATGCACCGCAACTACCGGCGGCTGCAGCGCGAGTATACCCAGGTCAACCAGCAGTTGAGCGCCCTGCGCAAGGGCGGCAATGAACCGTCGACCGAGCAGCCGACCGATCCGTCGATCAAGGTGGAGATCCCCGAGGGACTGGACGCCGATCTGGCGCAGGTCATCGAGGTGACCACCCAGAACATCATGCGACAGATGTCGCCACTGATGGACATGGTCAAGCAGCAGCAGGCGGCCGAGCGCCAGGCGGAACTGGATTCGAACATCCAGACCTGGAACGACGACCTGGACGGCATTGCCAAGGCGTTCAAGGTCAACCCGGACACGCTGTTCCGGCACGCGATGCGCCACGGCGCGTTCGACGTGGACGACCTGAAGGGGCTGGCACGGGATCTGGCGAAAACCAGCAAGCCGGTGTTCACGCCCAAGCCGACGACGCCCGCGGCGAAGCCGCGCCAGGCGCGTCCGCTGCACAACCGACCGTATCACCGCGACACGCTATCACTGACCGATCCTCGATTTATCGAGGAGGTCGAGAACTACGCCAAGGGCCGCACCTGAGTTGGGCCGTTTTCGACGGCCCGCTCGGAGGGGGCGGTCGAAAGGATTGATCCATGGCAACACCTGACCTGACCACCGCGCGTGGGCTGATCGAAGTGACGCGCGACAAGTTTTTCCCGCGGATTATTCCGCAGATTTTCCAGGAACA